TCCAAGTCGAAGGGATCGGCGGATATGAAGCGGAAGCTCGACAAGCTCGGCATCAAGGTCACGGTGATCTCCAAGTGAGCGACGAGTTTGTTAGCAAGCTGCCAGTGTACCAGACGAACAAGAGCAAGGACTTCCCGAGCTTCTTGATCGTCACGTGCGGCTACAAAGACTGTCCTGGAACTGCCGCTGACCGTCCGTTTCTGGTCAGCGCAAAGGAGTGGCTGCGCCCGAGGCGAGTAACATCGCGTACGACAGGCAAAGTCACGGTGTTAAAGGGGCGCTCATGCCCCTACTGCTTCCGGGTAGGTAGAATCCCTCCCCGGAAGCCTACCGCGGGCTAGTACAAGCTCCTACAAACACCTACAAGCTCCCGGGCGCGGTCCTAACGGACTGCCGACCGGGGAACGACGGGGGATCCGGGTCTGGCTGGTTGGTACCCTCCACCCGGATCCCCCTATACTTCAAGCGCAATGGTTCAAGTGGGTTCGATTCCCACAGCGCTTCTGGCCGTCACATAAAGGAGGGTACTGATGTCGAACATGCAAGATAACTTCCCAGTGTTCATAGGTAAGGATGCCCCAAGACGCGGTTCAGGGGATCCTCACAGCTGGGCAAATCGTTTGCTGCCCCTGATGCAACATCCGGGGAAATGGGCTCTCATCTACGTCTGTGAGACTCCGGAAGCAGCGAACAGAGCACAATCGAACTTGCACTCACGAGCGGTGATCATCCCGGAACCGAAGCACACATGGGAGTTCGCTGCTCGCTGGTGCGAGGTGTACGCTGTCTACAGAGGGAAGCGATGAAGGTCTTCGCCGAGTTGACGGAGAAGGGTGATCGTTGTGCGATTCATTTCCAGTTCAGTGACGAACACGTCGCGGCGATGAATCGACTCAAGCCCCTCGGAGCTAGGTTCACCCCGTATGACAAGGGTGGACCGCTTTGGACGGTACCACTCGACCTCGAAACCATGAGGCAGCTCCGCAAGGAGTTCGGAGACGGGCTTCAACTCGGAGCTGCGGTCTCGGCCTGGGGTCGCAAGGCGGTGAAGAAGGAGCTGACGTTGCAGTCTCTCTCTGTGCTGGACGATGTCCCGCTCAAGGAGTTGAAGCTGCTGAAGAAGCTCCCGAAGCTCGCCAAGTGGTACCGTCCGTACCAGCGGGCCGATGTGAAGTTCATGGCGACGACTAGCTGCCTGAACCTGTTGGAGCCGAGGCTAGGCAAGACGACCGAAGTGATTGGAGCGATCTTCGAGGCTGACTTGGAGAACGGTCCTCACCTCGTCGTTGCGCCGAAGTCTACGCTCGACAGTATCTGGCGGATGGAGATCGAGCGATGGACGGATCATGAGGTAGTGACGTTCTCGGGCGACCTGACTACACAGGAGAAAGCAAAAGCCGAGGATACGGTAGAACGGTGCCTGAAGGCCAAGAAGCCCTTCTGGTTCGTGACAACTGCGTCCATGGTCTATCGTGGGAACTATCCGCAGTTGAAGCAATGGAACTCGTTCACGATCGATGAGTTCCATAAGACCGGTCTGCCAGTCTCTGCCAACGTCTTCTCCAAGGAGGCGAAGAAGGTCAAGGCTCTGAGGAAGTACGCACTCAGCGGTACCCCGATGGGTGGTAAGCCAATCAAGCTCTGGGGCGCTCTGCACTGGCTAGAACCTCAGCAGTATACGTCGAAGTGGCGTTGGGCTGAGCAGTGGCTGGTGATAGTTAGCGGTTGGGGCAACTACAGGACGATTGGCGGTATCATCAAGGGACGCGAGGATGCCTTCTACAAGGCACTCGCGCCTCATGCGATCCGCCGTCTCCGCTCTGAGGTCCTGCCTCAGCTGCCGGAGACTCAGTGGATCGACGTTTGGTGCGATATGACGACGCCGCAAGCTGCGCAGTACAAGGAGTTCGCAGCAGCGGCCGAGGTTCGCATCGACGAGTACCACCTCTCTGCCACCTCAATCCTGGCCGAGTACACGCGGTTGAAACAGTTCGCTAACCACAAGTGTGCCGTCCAGATCCTCAGCGTAGACGAGGAGACTGGTCGCGTCGAGATGAAGGTCAAGGCTACCGAAGAGTGCGGCAAGATCCCCTATCTGCTACAGAACCTCGCAGAACGTGGCATCGACCCGGACGACCCGGAAGGTGAAGACCAAGCTCTGATCGCGTCTCAGTTCCGCGAGACCGCTGAGATGATCTACAAGTACCTGAATAACAACGGGATCCCTTGTGAGATCATCTCGGGAGCGGTCGAAATGAAGGAACGAAACCGGATCATGGAAGAGTTCCAGTCCGGTCAGGTTCGGGTCGCGGTGCTCGTCACGGCTGCGGCAGGCGTCGGGATCACTCTGAACCGGGCGTCTGACGTACACGTACTCGATGAGACCTGGAACCCGGACGATCAAACGCAGGTAACAGACCGAGCGGTGGATACAACGAGAATACACCAAGTGACGGCCCTCGTGTATCGCAGCCGCGGAACGGTCGAGGAGTACATCAAAAAGGTGAATGACGAGAAGTTCGAAGTGAACAAGAACGTCCTCGATCTGCGCCGGCAGATGCTCAAGCAGACCGTAGGATCGAAATGATCGGCGTGATCATAACGATTTCGATCATAGCCGGGGGATTCTTCGGTCTGCTTTCAGGCGTAGCCAAGATCCGAGAGGGTCCTACCAAGCCTCTGAACACCCGGATTCGGGCGGTCGATGAGGAGCTGGACGAGGTAGAACCGATGTCCCCGGCTGAACTCAAGGCGATGGGAAAGTGGTTCTCAGGCGGTTAATGTTCGCAAAACGGCTTGAAAGTGGGGGTGCCATTTATTTTCACCTTCCCCCGAAGGGGGAAGGTGCCCATCCTTTAATATCGGACGCCCGCGACCTGAACTCCCTACTTGAAGCCTCGTGCGCGCGCACGTACGCGCGTAGGCGAGAGATGTAGACGGGAGACTGCCTCGCGGGCGTCCGTTATAAAGGGACCGGAAAATGGATGGTTTGAAATGCTGTCACACGGCCCGAGAGGCGCAGTTTTGACGGGAAACTGTTGTTTTCCCCGCTAATCGAAGGAACTAGACTTTCGGCTAGCCAACCGGTAGGCTTCTCCGGGAAGGGGGAGGGTGTGCGCGTCCCCGGTTTGACAATGTCATCTGGGGTTGCCGTTGTTGAGACGGGGGCGCGCACCCTCTGGGGCCGGAGAGCAGACGGGCTTACGATCCGGCAACTCAAATGAAAGGGAGGGAACATTGGCCACGCACGTGGTACGCCGCAAACGTCGTTCGGATCCGAAGCATGGGGAGATCGTCAAGTTAGCGACCCGTCCTAGCTCGCAGCTTGACGGTCTCCCTATGCTCCGGACTTCAGAACGCTCGACGTTCAAGCGCTGCCGCTGGAAGTGGTGGCAAGAGTTCGAAGATGTCCTCAAGCCCAAGACTCCCGTTCCGCCCCTACGGTTCGGCAGCCTGATCCATCTCGCCCTCGCGGACTACTACAAGAAAGGGGTCCGCCGCGGCCCTCATCCGGCCAAGAGCTTCCTCAAGTATTACGATCTGGAGGCCAAGGCTCAAGGTGAGTTCGGCTTCCGGGTAGACGACTTGGAGGCGGACGAGGTTTGGGCCGAGGCACGAGAGCTAGGCGTAGACATGCTCAACGGTTACGTCGAGCACTACGGGAAGGACGATGAGTGGGAGGTCGTCGTTACCGAGCAAGCGTTCCAGCAACTAGTCCCTAATCCGGTCACTGGGTTGCCTTGGTTCTGGTACGTCGGGACCATCGACCTCATCATGAGGAACCGCCTCACGAAGAAGTTGCACATCTGGGACCACAAGACTGCGAAGTCGATCAACGTGATGTACCTCTCGCTCGACCTCCAGGCGACCGGCTATTGGACATTTGGCCTCGACTGGATCTATGCGAAGGGGCTGCTCTCCCCTCGCGAGCGTCCGGCCGGAATGATCTACAACCATCTCCGCAAGGCATTCCGCGATGAACGGCCGAGGGATGGGGACGGCTTCTCGTTGAATAAAGATGGCACTGTAAGCAAGAAGCAGCCGGCACCCTACCTCACCCGCACACCGATCTGGCGAGACTTCAACGAGCGCGAGCGAGCGAGAGAACAGGTCATTGAAGAGTTCCGGGACATGCAAGCCCTTCGCGGTAGTCCTCGCACCGACGCGCCGCCACCCCGAGCCTATAAAAACCAAGGACAGTTTACTTGCCCCGGTTGCTGGTGCTTCGACTTCTGCGAGCTTCACGAGATCGGAGCGGACTGGAAGCAGATGCGCGACTACGCGACGACCGGCTGGAAGCCTTACGATGCCCACACAATCTACCAAGACGAAACGAGGTAGGTGATGCCGAAGATCGAACCGGCAGGAGCCTCGACCAAGATCAGTGTGCTCATCCATGCTGACATCGGTTGGGGTAAAACATCCTTCATCGGGACGGGAGGAAAGGATGCAAAGATCCTCATTGTGCGACCTCCTACAGACCACGTTGACCCCATCGTTGGGTCAGGTGTGCACGAGATGGTCGTGCGTAACTGGGAGGAAACCTTCGAAGCCCTTGAGTACGCTCAACACGAAGGGCCGAAGTGGGACTGGATCTGGCTCGACTCGATCTCGCTCCTCCAAGACGTCGGACTAGATGACCTGTACGAGAACGTCTTGGATCGCAAGGGGCCGGTCGGCTCGCTTGCTCGCAAGGATCGCGAGCAGTACGGCCCGGATCGAGGTGAGTACCGCGTCAACATGTGGCGACTCGGACAATGGGTACGCCACATGGTAGGCGCGGGTACCGTCAACCTCGGAATCACGGCCCACTCGTTCTGGTGGGATCCGAACGACAACGGAGTTACGCCGTCCTGTATCTGGCCCTGGATCCAAGGGAAGATGATGCCCCAGAAGATCTGCGGCATGATGAACATCGTCGCCTACGGATCCATCGAGACCCGCGAGGGTCGCGGCGGACGCAAGAGAACGGTGCGTGTCCTTCATACGAACGCGACCGAGAACTGGTACGCCAAATGCCAATTCAAGCTCCCGGACGGGACCTCTCCATTCGGCTCGTCCGGCGAGATCGTCAGCCCCACTCTTCCGGGTATGATGGAAGAGATCAACAAATGTAGGCCGTCCGCGAATGGAGCGGGACGGCGCAGACGCACCAGGAGGGAGACATAAGAATGGCCGTAGTAAAGTATGACGTATCGAACGTCGAGTCAGGCGGCGGTGGAGAAGCTCCGCAGCCAGGACTGTACCAGGGCAGCATTGTCGCGATGACGAACCGCGACAAGAAGGCGGACGGCAGCGCTGTCAACGATCTGGAAGTCGTCGTCAGCGTCGGCCCGGAGTACACCAATCTCTGGACCTACGTCAAGACCCCGGGCGATCCAAACTACAACGAGGCCGCACACGGCTGGAAGTTCCGCGAGCTGACCGACGCACTCAAGTTGCCGGCCAAGGGCCAGTTCGAAACGGCGAAGCAGCTCGGCAAGAAGGTCAACGTCAAGGTCGTCGCTGACACGAACCAGGAGGGCGAGTATCGTGGCCGCGTCCGCAGCCTCTTCGCCCCCGGCAAGATCGAGGAAGATGGCGAGGACCTGCCCGAAGGCGGCAGCGGCGAGGAGCCTCTGACGGCCGAGGAGTTGGGCGAGTGGTCGAGCGACGACCTCAAGGAGGAGCTGGAGGCGCGCGGGATCACGTTGTCCGGGCGCTTCGGAACCCAGAAGGCCATCGACGCGATCCTAGCGGATCAGGGCGGGGAAGAACCAGAGGAAGATGAGGAAGAGGCGGGCGACAGCAACGGCTCCGTCGCCGGTCTCGATGCGGAGTTGCTGGAAGATCTCCGCACTGACGCCTCGTTCTACGACGACTGGAACGCGGACGATATCAAGTCGTACGCCGAAGACCTCGGCATCGCCGGGAACGTCACCGGTCGCAAGGACAAGAAGAAGTACATCGAGGCCATCGTCGCTCTCGCGGAGGCCGCACAGATCCATCTGAACGGAGCGGGCGAAGAGTCAGGTGAGGAAGAGGGCGACGAGTACGAAGACTGGACGCTCGAAGAGTTGAATGAAGAGGTCGCCACCCGCAACGAGCAGGAGGCGGACATCAAGATCAAGGGACGCAAAACGAAAGAGAGACTCATCGAGGCCCTGCGGGCGGACGACAAAGACGCGCAGCCGTTCTAGGCGCCACTAGTGTCGAAGATCTCAGCTCGTCACTACCGGCTACTCAAGCCATACCTAATTGGCAACGCGAAAGCCAATGGGGAATGGGACATGTTCTGTCCGTTGCACGAAGACGTGAATCGGTCAGCATCTCTCAACACCTTGACGGGTGACTGGTTTTGCTTCGCTGGTTGTGGCGGCGGGAGGATCACCGACCTAGTAGCGCAGAAGAGCAGCTGGATTGACCCGGGGAGAGCAGCACTGAATGGAAGAAGCTCTCCCCGGCGCAGCGGAGGAGCAGAGATCGTCACAGAGGGAAACATCAAAGGTTGGCATGCCGCGTTGCTCGATGACGAGACGGTCTGCGATTACCTGATCGAGCGCGGGATCCACACCAAGACGATGGTCGATTACGAGCTAGGCTGGGATCGAGTCAAGCATGCCTACACGATTCCGATACGTGGGCCCAAGAGGGAGATCTGGAACGTCCGCCGGTACACTCGTCGCGAGGGAGCGCATACGAAGATCTGGAATGTCACGGGAATGCGAACAACCGAGCTATACCCGATGAGCGTTCTCGACTCTGATCGAATCATCATCTGCGAAGGTGAATGGGATACGCTCCTCACCATCCAGCACGGATATGCCGCGATCACCCGGACGGCGGGAGCGATGACCTGGTACCCGCGCTGGAACGTTCACTTTAAGGACAAGCTCGTCTTCGTCGCGCAAGATCGCGACCGTGACGGGATACGCGGCGCTCAACGGATCGCTCGCCAGCTCGCCAAGACGGCTGATGTCCGGATAGTCGAGCTGCCATACGAGGCCGAAGAGAAGCACGGCAAGGACCTTACCGACTTCTGGATGGAGCACGACAACAACGATTTCGAAAGCCTGCTTGCCGAGGCGCAGCCTCTGAAGAAGCGGAAGGATTCGACGCCAGCGGTCATCACAGTTCTCGACTCCTTCGACGCGCAGCGGGTCGGAGAGCCGGTCAACCTCCAGGTTACCATCAAGGGGAAGAAGGAACCGGGCTACACGATCCCCTGGAAGACGAAGCTCCACTGTACGCAGGACGCGGGGCCGAAGTGTAAGATCTGCCCGATGAACGCAGCCAACGGCGAGGCTACCCTGGAGATCCCGGCGACTAGCCCGCTCACGCTCGGGATGATAGATAGCTCAACGGCCCAGGTACTTGAGATGATCCGCCTTGAGTACGGAGCGCAGAAGTGCGGGAAGCTGGATATCGAGATCGAGGAGCATCAAGCGGTCGAGCATCTCTTCGCCCGCCCTTCCATCGACCATGCTGACGGAACCCAGGCTCGGGATTATAAAAACATAAAGATCACGTCGGTCGGTCGGCACGATACGATGGCCAACACTACGATCATCGCGACCGGCGCGCTCTACCCCTCACCACGAGGACAACACAACGAGTTTCTCGCTTGGGAGATCCGCCAGCAAGAGACGAGTGTAGACCATTTCGAGATCACGCCAGAAGCGAAGAAGCTCATGAAGCGATTCCGAGTACGCGGTAGGCAGCGGCCCCTTCGCAAGCTTGGAGAGATCGAGCGCGAGTTAGCGAACCATGTCACGAAGATCATCGGTCGCCCGGAGATGCACGCCGTGATCGACCTGACGTTCCACTCGCCGCTCGCCTTCAAGTTCGGCGGGCAGATCGTCCACCGAGGCTGGATCGAGTCCCTGATCGTTGGAGATACCCGGACGGGGAAGTCAGAGGCAGCCGAGCAATACGTGCGCCACTTCGGAGCCGGGGAGATCGTCGGCGGTGAGGGAGCTACCATCGCCGGTCTGGTAGGCGGGGTCCAGCAAATCTCCGGGAAAGACTGGGCCGTTACCTGGGGCGTGATCCCGCTCAACGACCGGCGGCTCGTCGTGATCGATGAGCTATCCGGGCTACATCCCGAAGAGATCGCGAAGATGTCCGACGTGCGAGCGTCCGGGATAGCTCGACTGACCAAGATCCAGTCGGAGGTTACCTACGCAAGGACTCGGCTGCTCTGGCTCGGCAACCCGCGCTCCGGAGGGATGGAGCAGTTCACGTACGGGATCGACGCGCTACGCCCACTGATCGGGAATCCCGAGGACATCGCCCGCTTCGACCTCGCGATGGCCGTGTCGAAGCATGACGTAGCCTCGGAAGAGATTAACAAGCCGCGCGAGGCGGGCGAGCTAAAGTACACGAGCGAAGCTTGCCATACGCTCCTCATGTGGGTATGGACGCGGCGGCTAGACCAGATCGTCTGGATGCGAGGAGCGGAGGATCAGGTCTACAAGCTCGCGAACGAGATGGGCCAGAGGTACATCGAAGACCCGCCGCTGGTCCAAGCAGCGAACGCTCGTATCAAGATAGCTCGCGTAGCCATCGCTATCGCGGCACGGACGTTCAGCACGGACGATAGTTGCGAGAAGATCGTCGTGACGAAGGAACACGTTCAAGACGCGGTGAAGTTCATGGATGTCCTCTACGATATGCCAACACTCGGCTACGGCGACCGCTCTCGCGAGCGGATCCTGGACGTACAAGAGGCCGAAGAGAACAAGGACGAGATCCGCCGCTACCTCTTGGAGCGTCGCAACCTCGCCAAGCTACTGCGCCAGACAGGCCGCTTCCGGAGACAGGACATAGAGGAGGTGATGAATATGGATCGAGAGAACGCGAATGCCGTGATCAACAAGCTCTACGATTCACGCATGATCCACAAGAGCGGACAGGACAACATCGTGGAGCCTACGCTTCATGATTTACTCAGAGAAGTTCGATGGTAGGAGGGAGCAAAATGGCACAGATCAAGTATTCAGCGCACTCGGGTGAGAGCGAGAACGAGAACTGCGACGTGTTTCAGATGCGGGCGATCAAGGGCGGTCTCGCGCTCGGCTTCAGCATAGCGGAAGATACTCCAGCGGCTCTTTATGAGTTGGATGTGGGAACTGATGTCACCTTCTTGCGGCGTAGCTTCCCGGGATTCCCGTACTTCAAGAACGATGCAACCAACGAAGAGATCGGACGGGAAATTGGAAAGGTGATCACTGCGGCACTCGACCATAGGAGGAAGAATGACTGACGACTACGATCCGGCGACACGTCCGCCCGGAGACATTCCCGGCGGCGACCGAGTACGCTTCGAACGGGAAGGAGAACATGAGCAGTCCATCTGGGGCGGGGGAGCGCAGGACATCGAGCAGTCGGTCCTGAACTCGTCCGAACGCAATCTGCGCATCATCGGCTGGACCATCACCGGCGTCACCGATGTCGTGGGAGACCTCGGCGCGGGATCGCTCCAGAGCCTAACGTTCATTCTCCAGCACAGCAACGGCCGAGAGCAGCAGCTCAAGATCGACGGAATCGGCCTGCATGTCGAGGTCATCGGGTGAGGGTAGCGATCCTTGGTTGTGGTCCTGCCGGCCTTCTCTCGGCGTACGCGGCCGAGCAGCTTGGCCATAACGTGAGCATCTTTTCGCGTAGGAGTCCCAGCCAGATATTCGGGGCTATGTACCTACATGCTCCAATTCCAGGGATTAGCTCGGAGATGCCGGAGCTAGAGATTCAAGTGTCCAAACTAGGGACGCGCGAAGGCTACGCTCTCAACGTCTACGGAGACGCGGCAGCTCCGGTCAGCTGGGACAAGTTCGCGGAAGGTCCGACCCCCGGCTGGGATCTCGCCAACGTGTACGACTCCCTCTGGAAGGAATACGAGAGCCGGATCTACGATGTCTCGTTGACGTCTTCCAGCATACGCGGGATCGCGAAGGAGTACGACATAACGTTCTCGACGGTTCCCATTCAGAACATCTGCGACAACTGGCAACACTCCTTCCCCTCGGCGAAGATCTGGGTCATACATGGACCGGTGAAGGGGAAGAACATGATGGTCTATAACGGCCTGCCGCCGACCGGCGTGCCTAGCTGGTATCGCTACTCGCTGATCCGAGACTACCAGTCATGGGAGTTTTCCAGTCGTCACCCGTCCAATTACCTAGAGGCTCAGAGAGTCGCGGAAGGGCTTCAAGTCAGCGAGGGGTTCAAACCGCTATACACAGACTGCGATTGTCATCCTGAGATCGTCCGTCTCGGCCGTTTTGGTAAGTGGAACAAGAACGTCTTCACCCACCACGCCTATCGGGAGGTTACGGATGCGTTGCAGTAGCTGCTATAGGGAGATCAAGCCAGTCGTCGCGGTCGATATCGACGGCACGCTCGGAGACTACCACGGTCACTTCATCTGGTTCGCCGTCGAATACTTCAACCTGCCGGACGACGACTACACCTACAGCGGTGGGATCAAGTTCAAGGACTGGTGGATGGACGTGTACCAGATGAGCGAGAAAGACTGGCACGACGTCAAGCTCGCCTACCGGCAGGGCGGGATGAAGCGGACGATGCCGATCTACGAAGGAGCGGCGGATCTGTGCCAGATGATCCGAAGCGCCGGGGCGGAATTGTGGATCACCACTACCCGTCCCTACCTCTCGCTCGACAACATCGTCCCTGATACGGTCGAGTGGTGCCGACGTCATGGGATCAGGTACGACGGCATGCTGTTCGATGAGGACAAGTACGAGCAGCTGGCTCATCGGATCGACAGTCGGCGGGTCGTCGCGATCTTCGACGACCTGGTAGAGATGTGCGATGCGGCGGCAAAGACTCTACACTTCGGGATCGACACGACGGTGCTCGTCTTGAACAACTACAACCAGGACCTCTCCTGGATGAACATGTGCACGCTAGAGACCGCGCCCGAGCTTGCTGTGGAACGAATCAACTGGTGGAGGGAGAGTTATGCAGCCTGATCAGATCTTTGACTTCGAAGCCGAGCACTCGCTCGTCTTCTACGAGGCCATGAAGCTCTTCAAAGATCGGAGCATGGTCCGAGGACAGATGTGGCTAGAGTGGCCGCCGTCCGATAAGATCCGCGAGCTACGTGAGCGCATCATGCGGATCGAGCAGGCGTATGTCGCTCGCGAGCGTCTCCGGACGACGCAGCCTGAAGTCGATCACAGTAACCTAGATGACGCGCTGGTCGAGGATGCCATCGATATCATCAACTATGCGAACTTCCTCGTCAAGCAGATCAGAAGAGAGATGTACGGATGAGCGACGAAATCCAGAGAGGGGAGAGTCCCGATCATGCCAAGCTTTCGGCGTTTGGTATCCAGCGTGGTGAGTCTCCGGACAAGGCGAAGCTCGGCGCGTTTGGAAAGAAGGAGTGCGGACACGAGCAGCCAACCGCAGTACGAGATCTTCGCCATCGAGAGAGACCACCAACGCGACCTATGCGTTTTGTATCTCTACACCACCACTCCACATACAGCTTCCTTGACGGTTTTCAGCTGCCCGATGCTCATGCTCGCCGAATCGCTGAACTTCAGGGATCCGCCCTCGCGATGACCGAGCATGGGAACGTAATGTCCCATGTGAAGTTCGAACAGGCTGCGAAGCGGGAGAGCATCAAGCCGATCTTCGGCATCGAGCTGTACACCGGCGAGATCGACCAGGAGCGGAGAGGGCAGCTCAAGAACCACCTGACGATCCTCGCTCGTGACCAGGAGGGGTACCGGAACATCCTACAACTCGTCTCTCGATCCTACAAGGAGGGCTTCTACTATGAGGCAACTGTCTCTGGATCAATGCTGGGCGAACACAGACGTGGCCTTATTGTGCTCAGCGGATGCCAGAGCGGTCTGCTCTTCACTTCGCTTGTTGGCGGAAAACACATTGCTGAGGAGAACGCCAGCTACCGGCGAGGTCGTTCTGTCGCAGCTCGCTTTAAACGTACTCTGGGCTCGTCCTATGTGCTTGAGGTGCAGGCGTTCCCCGAGCTAGAGAAGACGCGCCAGGCCAACCCTATGATCGCGCGGATCTCTCGCGAGCTAGGGATCCCGATGGTAGCGACGCTCGATTGCCACTACACTTTGCCGACGGAGAAAGAGCTGCAGAAGGTACTCCATTCGCTCCGCAGCGGGGGCAAGTCCACCCCGGAGGATCTCGCCAAAAGCTGGGGGTACTCTGCGGCTCTCTGTCCGCCTGCTTCCGACCGTAGCATAATGCGCCGACTGATCGAGACCGGCCTAACGCGCCAGGAGGCGATCAACGCCATCCTTCTCTCCGAGGAACTGGCGACCGATTGTACGGTCGAGCTACCGCGCTTGCCCATGGTCCGGTACCCAACCCGGAACGGAGATACGGGCATAGAGACCTTCCGGGCCTGGCTGAAGAGAGGCTGGGAGTATCGAGGCTGCGACCGTATGACCAAGGCTGAGCAGCGCCGCTACGGGAAACAGCTCAAGTATGAGATGTCGATCATCGAGGAGAAGGATTTCTATGATTACTTCCTCATTGTTAGTGACGCTGTCCGGTTCGCGAAAGACACCGACATTGGAGTTGGTCCTGCGCGCGGGTCCGCTGCGGCGAGCCTGGTCTGTTGGTTGCTCCGTATCACCGAGGTTAACCCCATGCAATTCCCGCATCTCGTATTCGAACGTTTCATTGATATCACTCGACTTGATCTTCCGGACATTGACCTTGACTTCGAATCGGCGCGACGCGGGGAGATTGTTGACTATCTGGTTTCGAAGTATGGGCGAGAATGCGTCAATCAGATCGGTACCTTTCAGACCTTCAAGTCACGTCTAGCTCTCGATGACGCCGCTCGCGTTCACCGGATCCCGCGGTTCGAAGTGGACCAGATCAAGGATGTCCTCCTGGAGCGGTCGTCCGGCGACCTGCGCGCCAGTGCGACCATCGTAGATACCATCGAGCAGTTCGAACAGGCCGCGGCGGTAATCGAGCGCCATCCCGATCTAATGGACGCGACCGAGCTAGAGGGCAACGTCAAGTCGTTCGGAGTCCACGCGGCCGGGGTCGCCATATCGAACGAGCCGATTGTCGAGATCACGGCGATCCTAGAGCGCGAGGTTAACAAGAAGCTGATCCAAGTGATCGCTATTGACAAGTACGACGCAGAGTACCTCGGCGTCCTCAAGATCGACCTGCTCGGCCTCTCCGCGCTCGACGCGCTCGTAGCCATGTGCCGTATGCTCGGCAAACCGGCCTCGTTCCTCTACGAGATCCCGATTGAGGACGAGAAGACCATCCAGGGATTCAAGGAGAATGATGTCGTCGGAGTCTTTCAGTTCGAAGGGCGAGCCATGCGAATGGTCAACGGATCCGTCAAACCCGACGACTTCAACGAGGTATGTCACGTTACAGCTCTCGCTCGTCCCGGGCCGCTCCATAACGGAGCTGTGGCGGATTATGTTGACATTAAAAGAGGGGAGAAGCAACCGCACCTGCAACATCCAGCCCTAGAGCACATTACGGGGTTCACCCAGTTCCAGATCGTCTACCAGGAGCAGATCCTTCAAATCGTCCGAGAGATCGGCAACTTCGACTGGACGCACGCCGCCTACATCCGCAAGATCATCTCACGGAAGCTCGGAGACCAGGAGTTCAACCGGCAATGGGAACGGTTCTACGAGGGGGCGCGAACGCTTCATGAGCGGTCGAGCTACCCGCCCATCGATGAAGAGTTGGCCCGCTCGATCTGGGGAGGTCTCACGACCAGCGGCTCCTACGCCTTCAACGCGGCTCATTCCGTAAGCTACGGTTACATTGCATGGTGGACTATGTGGTTCAAGCAACACTACCCGGGAATCTTCTACGCGGCGATGCTTCGTCGTGCCGACAGGAAGGGGCAGAGCGGACGTGCGAACAACGTCAAAGCGACCGTCACTACAAAGGCTAAGATCGACGGCCAGGTTATCATGCTACGCGACGCCATTCATCATGGCTATCGAATCCTCCCCTACGATCTCCGTCGTTCCGAGACCACCTGGAGGCGTGACGGCGGACGCGGGCTACGTCCTGGCTTCGATCAGATCGACGGCGTAGGACCGGCAATGGCCGCGAAGATCGTCGAGTGGCGTGAAGAGGTCCTCAAGAGTCCGCTCGGTTGGAAGGGAATCGGCTGGTCGTCCCTGATCGAAGTGAAGGGAATCGGACAGAAGACAATCGAGAAGCTCGTAGACTTTGCAACAGCCGAAGACCCTTTCGGCATCGAGAGGCTCGACAATATGATCGCGTCCGTCAAGAAGGATCTCCCGGGAATGAAGGACAGTTCGGGCCAGCAGCTTCCTATGCCTACGCATACGGCGGTCGAGGTCCCATACGAGCGCGGCGAAGACCAAGAGATAGTCTGGCTCGGCGTCATAGTCCATCGCAACCTTCGCGACATCTTTGAAGTGAACCGCGCTCGTACCGGTGAGGAGCTAGACCCGGCGCTGGTGAAGCATCCAGAGAAGAACGAATGGATGCTACTCGCGGGCTACGACGGGAGCGATCTCGTCAGTCTGCGAGTCACCCGCTGGAAGTACGAGAGGTTCAAGAAGACCCTTTGGAAGATCGCGCTGGACGAGGATATCGTCCTGGTGCGTGGTGTCAAGCCAGGCTGGCGAGCAGCTCGCGAGATCTACGTGAGCGAGATGTGGGGAATCCAGCCGTGATAATGAGAGGAGGGGAAATATGTTCAGGGAGACTCCGCCAACGCCAGGCGATCCGCCGCCCGACGAGGGTGGCGACAAGCCGGAGTAACCGGCAAGCGGGCAGCGTAGCTATGGAGACACGGTGGGAGCTGCGCAGTGACGTCGGGGTAGGCGTCGCACCCTGTCAGCCAAAGAAGGAGTTTTGTGAAGTCCGCACCACTCATACTGGTCGCAACAGCCGTCCTTACTTGGTCGGCTCCCGCGTCCGCACAACTGATTACTCACCCGAAGTGCGACACAATGCACTGCCGGGAAGTCTCGCAGAAGCTGAACCTGAAGCACGCCAAGTATCTCTGCAATCATGGGAGGCACGTAACGAAGCGATGGGGTTGCCAAGCGGTCAGATGGCTGGCCAAGGAGTTACGAGAAACAAGGAGAACGCTGCGACCAAGAGTCGTGGTGCGGTCGCTCCAAGCGAGCGACCTTGGAGCGTGGATGTGTATCCATCGATATGAGGGAGCGTGGGACTCTAACACCGGGAACGGGTACTACGGCGGTCTGCAGATGGACTACGGGTTCATGAGGTCGTACGGCTCGGACTTCATGGGTCGGTGGGGCACGGCGGATCACTGGCCTCCCTGGGCGCAGCTTATGGCGGCTAGGCGGGCGCGGGACAGCGGCCGGGGTTACGGCCCTTGGCCGAATACGGCTCGTTATTGCGGACTACTCTAGCAGAAAGAGGAGGGAGCATGGAAACGGTTAGACTGCCATACTTGGTGAACGAGGTCGCCGAAGAACTGAACGTGTCGAAGTCCGAAGTCAGGTTGGTCCTCGACGTGTTCTTCGAGATCATCCAAGAAGAGCTGGCGGAGGGGAACACGGTTCATATCACCCCCTATGTCAAGTTCAAGCACAGGATCTCCCCGGCGATCAAGAAGGGGACGATGGTCCGTAATCCGTTCAACGGAACGTCGAGCCCATCGCCGGGTCGTCCTGCCAAGATCGGCGTCACGGCTACGGTTCTCTCCGGTCTGAAGAAGAGCGCGCCGTCTTCAACCAGTCCGGTGGGGAAGAGCATCCTGGCGGAGATCAAGGCCAAGAAAGAGAAGGTCGCGTAACATGTACGACCCTCGCAAACCTTCACCGTACCGCGCATCTCGCGAGTGGGAAGATCGCAGCGAGACTGAGCTTCTCAGAGATGTCGCGTTCAACCGTCACTCGATCAACGACGGCCACCACGTATCGCCGTACGACAACGACCTCCTACAAGTGGGCGACGACGGCATTCATGTCAACCTCGTCCAAGGTCTGAACCCTGAGTTCGAAAAGGTCTTGTCGAAAGCGACCCGGGCTACCATCGGGATCGACCTGTACAGTCCGGATGAAGATACGCGAGACTGGGAGGAAATGCTCCGGGGCGGTCTCCAGACCGCCCTGGAGTCCCAGGTTCTCGTCTTCGAAGTGAGTGGAGTATCGCGCGCCTGTACTCACCAGATCGTCCGTACCCGCAAGGCTGCGTTCCATCAGCAGTCGATGCGCGCGAGCTACTACGGATCCGGTCCAGAGCAGCGGGTGCCCGAGTCGATCTGGCGAGCGCCGGACGAGGTTCGGCTGGTATGGGCTGCTGCAATCGAGGCCTGCCGGGAGGCTTACGTCACGGCCTGCGAAGCGAACATCTCCTACCAGGACGCCCGCTACATTCTCCCGGAGGGCACGACGAACTACATCATGATGGAGTACCCGCTCCGCGAGTTCATCAACGTCTACGCCTACCGGGGCTGCTCCATGTTTCAGTGGGAAATAGTCACGGTCATGAGGATGGCCCGCGAGATCCTCGTCCGCCTCTACCCATGGCTCGATCCCTACATCAAGATCAGCTGCGAGAAGACGAAGGGCGCTCTCGACGCTCACAGCGACACAAACGCCCCATTGTACAAGGATGAACCGGAAGCGTTCGCTCATACCTGTACCTTCCAGGGCTGGGAGAGCGTCGAAGGCCAATGCCCGTTCCCCTGGGCGCGGGAGAGCAACCGGAGCTTCCGGAGCGAGCATCACAGGATCGAACGTGCCAAGTAAACACCGGACGAATATCATAGTGACGACCCTCATGGGTCGGCACTACCAGGCCGAGTGCGCCTGCGGCTGGCTCGCGCCCCGCAGCCACGGGAATCGGAAAGATGCCGAGAGGGACGCTCGCGCACATATGCGTCGGGCCACTGGATGAAATACAAACCAAGGACCATCGAAGTTTCCAAGATAGTTCCTCATCTTGAGGAACTGGTACACCGCTGCGGTGACCTAGAGAAGACGGCAAGGTATTGCGGTATAGGCAAGACGACGCTCCATCGAGTCATCAACCGAGAGAACCGAACAGTTAGAATGGCTACGGCCCAACTGATAATGGACGCCCTCGTTCGCAGACGCGAGGAAGATCGAGTCAACTACTCGACCAACCACAAGCTCGCGGAGGCGAGGAAGCGTCAGGCTTGGCTAGAAGACAACCAAGAAAGGCTAACGGGGTACTAATGGGACTCAGCGACAAATCGATGAACCACAAGCTCTATATGTGTCAGACGGAGGGCTGCCGAGTAGTCATGTTCATCAGCCCGGAAGACTTCTGCCCCTTCTGCACAGCGACGGGCTTGCTTCTCCGAGACCGGATCGCGCACGATCTGCTTGAGGACCGAGATCGTATCAGGAGGGAGTTGGCGAATGTCAAATAGGAAGGGATGGCACGCCCCTCCAATTCCCGAGGGAACGGAATGCTCGTACTGCGGATTTCCAGCAACTTGTTGGGACCATATCATCCCGTGGTCGTATAGGGCGCATGGTCCTATTACTCCATCTTGCAGACTTTGCAACAGCATTCTTTCCAGCAAGATGTTCAATACGTTCGCAGCAAGGAAGAGATATGTTCGCAAGAGATTAGAGGCTCGGCAAAGAAACCGTCCAATCCCAAGTCCTCCAAAGAAAACCGTTATCCCTGTTCTTCAATCGGGTCCATGGCTGAACGGAACTGACAATTGTCTTGAATGCGGAAGAGAATATCATCCAAGAGTGAGAAGCCAAAGGTTCTGCTCTTACGCTTGCCGACTCGATTACCAGAAAGTCCGGAAACGCGCTGGGAGCTTGTAGGATGCCCTCCTCAGACCTCGATAGGCGGAATCCCTTATCCGATCCCTCCGACAGCCTCCTACATGCTCCTACAAAGCCGGAGAACGTTCCCCGCTACCTAGAACGCTGGTTCGATGCCGGTATCTCGCTCCCGGACGCCCTAGACCGGAAAACACTGCGTGGAGACGAATCCAAGCGAATCGGCTATTCACTTGTCTTGGTAACGATTACCGGCTCGATCCCGCGCCGCCTTGGAGGAGACGCAACCGACGAGGACCTAGCCATCGACAAGAAACGGTCGCGGCGAGTCGCTCACGTGCTACAGCAATCGCTCGTGACTTGGTCTCCGAAACCGCCGAAGGTCTTGGTAGACGAGGCGCTCAAGCGGGAAGGGGCTCAGCTGGAGTGGAGTCTGTTCCAGGAGGACCATACCATCAAGGTTGAGGCGAGTCTGCGTACCATAGCGACCTGGGCTATTATGAACGACGACCGGCTCTGGGGCCGGTCGGCGGTCGTGGCTCTTGAGAATGAGCTACGCTGGATGTACTACGCTATGAGGGACTAGCTTACTTCACCAGCGTGTCTTCGTCTCGATCTCGCTCGCCGGGCCAACGCGGCCTCGGCGTGCCATTCTGAACATATGTCAGATAGATCCCGAGGTACGCAGAGGCGACGATCACGATGGCTCCCGTGAGCATTCCGATCACGACTGAGCCTTGGGTGGAGATCTTCGCCCCGTACCAGATGATCCCTATCAGACCGATCAAGAGACACATAACAAGGCCCAGCGCGAAGACGAGCGAAACTAGACCTTTGTAATCCTTTCTCACTTCAGCGTCACCATCTGACTTGCCTCGACGAACCAGGCGAACTTCGTGCCGTTGTTACAGTCAGGCCCCTTCGGATCGGTGCCGCCGAACGCGAGACCGTGACCGGTGTTCCCGTCAGCGCAGATCCAAACATGCGCAGCCGAGTCCGGGTCGCAGTCATTTACGTTGCCGGTACCGCCGCTCTTAGAGAGGCCGTTGACGTGACTGGTACAGCCGTTGCCGTCCTTGCCGTCCTTGCCGTCTTTCCCGGGAGGACCTGCCGGCCCTGTATCGCCCTTCGGCCCAGGCGGGCCAGTCGCTCCGGTATCGCCCTTGGCTCCGGTATCACCCTTCGGACCGGGAGGACCAGCAGGACCGGTGTCGCCCTTGTCTCCCTTGTCGCCCTTCGGCCCTGGGGTGCCGGTTGTATCGCCAGGCGCTCCCTTCGGACCTACGGGGCCAGTGAGGCCAACGGGGCCGACCGGGCCAGCGGGACCGGCGGGACCAGAGACTCCTTGCGGCCCTTGCATCCCAGGAGGCCCAGCGGGGCCAGGCGTGACCGGATCGGGGTCGGGAATCGCGAGGCCAACTTTGCGGTTCTCCCAGGCACGGCAAGGCTGCGTCGCTGCGACCGAGCGCACGACGCCCGCCCGTAGAATTGCGACCTTGAAGACCGGCTTGGTTGTCAGACGAGTGCCGTCGATTGGCTGCAGGAACGTCTTGCCTACGCAGAACGGCCCTGCGAGCCTCCGACCCTGATCACCCGTCGTAGCTCCTGCTGCGCTCACAATCAGAACAGCTAGGAGCACGATCACCGCCAACAGAAAGCGTCCGTTCATATTTCCTCCTTGCTATTGAAAGATGCATGTCCAAATTGACGTCTGTCCTCCCGGGTGGTTGATCACGAGCCTCCCTTCAATGTAACCAGTCGGACAGATAGTTCCTCCATCCGCTCCAGCCGGACCAATCGGACCAGCAGGACCAGGAGGACCTGCGGGGCCAGCGGGGCCGGTCTCGCCGGTCGCGACGTTAATAGTAGTCGTTATCGGCGTGCCAGCATCGCCCGCGCTAATAGCCTGGGAGGCAAGGTATCCGCTACTCCCCGCCAGGATCAGTCCGCTCACCATCAGTAGGATCGCTCTCTTTGGCATCATTCTCCTTCCCACGTCTCGCTATCTGCAACGCAGCCACGCCGCTGAGTAGGCTCCCGATCCCGGCCAAGGCCGCGCCCGCCCCTACTAGCCAAGCTCCGTTTGTCACGAAGAGCATGACTCAATTCTTCACTCCCGCGACGAACGGTGGCTTATTGGGGATGCTGAAGACAGCGCCGAACGCAACCAGGAACGCGATCACCGAAGTAATCCATTCGGCCGCGGAGATCCCGTTGCTGTCGAGCGCGGTCGCGATTGCGGTCAGGAACGCTACCAGAGCAGCGATGACCGCTTTGGCGTATGGGGCTACCTTCTCGATCATGATTCCCTCCCTTGTTGATCTTTCAAATCTTCTTCTGCCACGACGGCGATCCGCTCCCAGATCTCGATCATCCTATCGAGTCTCTGAATGATGTCGTCGGCGAATGTTCGGACCCAATACCCCCAAGGTTGCTGCTCCATTAGAGCTTCGCTATCTTAGCGCAGACGATATATGCAGAGCTATCGGTCGGCTCTGCGCCCGTCTGGGGACCGACGGTGATCGAATCGCTGACTCCAATTCCATCGGAGACTGCCAGCGAACCGTTATTGACGGTGATATTGGTGAACGCCGCTTGTAGCGCAGTCCAAGCCCCTGGCCCATGATAGTTGTTACCATGATCGAATGCATCATTTGGATTGCCAGGGCCATCGGTGGCATAGGTGAGATGGGTATGGCCGGGATCGGAGTAGCCAACCGCGCCGGCAAGAGTAGCCGAGCCTGTCTTAGAAACGGTTCCGTTCTTTGTATGCTTGTGCCTCGGCCGTCTGTTGTTCACCGATTGGCCTTCGTTGACGCCGATAGCGTTGACGTCTCCGTGGGTACCGAGGCCGACGGTATTCCGGCCGCGCGTGTCTGGCTTCGTCAGAGTATTGCCGAGATGCGTGTAGAGGTCCGCGTAGATCCCTGTTGAAGCCGGCAGGTTACTCCCGTCGTACAGGACCCAGCCTGTCGGAACGGCCGCGTCCGGCTTGAACCACTCCTGAGTCGCTCCAGCCGGGACGCTCTTGCGGATCCAGTTCGTCCCGTCCGTAACGTAATCGACAATTTGATCTGATGCGAAATAGGTAGACCCGGCCACCATCGAGGTTGCCGCCGGTCGAAGTGCGAGCGTCCCGACCGAGCTAGACGTTGGAGCGACCGAACGCCAAGTCGTCCCATCGTCGTACCAGAGCAGGCCGGTATCGGTAGCCCACCAGAAGCGCCCGCCCCCGGACTGATGCGCAGCCGCGACCCGCGCCGCGTCCGTCCCCTGATTGAAGATGACGTCGGCGTCGGCAGCCGTAGCGATGTTGCCGATGTGCAGAGAGATGTCGGCCCGGTCGCTACGATCCGGGTTGGGATATGAGATCCCACGTCTGGTTGTCGTAAGCACTGGGCCTCCTTAGTGGATGTCCGCGTACGTCTGGAAAGTGGTATAGATCGAGCTGTACGTATCGCCACGCGTATAGATTCCTCCATACGTAATGGAAGGCGGCGATCCCGGGTTAACCGTCAGGGTCCACTGAAGACCGGCAGGCTTCGCGAACTGATTGACGTAACGAACAACGGGCGAGGTCGATGAGGTATCGGTAGGAGCCTCCGTCGTCCAGATCGCAACGTTGAAGTGATAGGGAGAAGAATCCCGCTCACTCAGTTGGACCGTCTGCGTTCCTGTCAGGAAGAGACGAACCGCCGCGATGATCGAGGCTGGGGTGCCTCGCTGCCAGGAGACGCGATCCCGGATCTGTTGCCGCTTCTGGTTAGGAGTGATGCCGGTATAGAAGTGCATACCGATGAACTGGCCGAGGTAGTCCAGACCCGCGTCCGGTACGCGGTCGATGTCGAGGATGATCGACCAACCAGGCTCGCCGTTCGGCCCGTCCTCGCAGAGGTCCGCTGCGCCTTGAAGCATCTGCCCGAGCGTATCAACAAAGGCGAGTAGCGGCCAGCCGAGCGACTGGTCGGCAGCCGCGACCGGCTCCAAGCCGTCGTAGAGCCTCTGCGAAACGTCTTTGACGGGCCAGCCGGTGTTCATGGAGTCGCCGTCGCGTTCAGAGTCCCCTGGTCGGTCAAAGTCGCGTGCCCAGGAAGAGTGATGTCGGCCGTTCCGAGCGAACCGCCGTGAATGCACATTGTCATACTGATGACGCGGTCTACTCCTTCAGCGATGCTGAGCTGCTGGATTACCTTCCAGTAATACAAGATGCTGGTCTCTACCCAGGTACCCGCCTGCGCCGCGGCGTCCGTTACCGTTGGATCCTTCGCCCAGTTGGACGGATCGAGGTAGGCGTTCAACCGAGCCAGCGCGTTCGCCTGAACGGTCGCAGCCGTATAGCCGACCAGACACTTGACGTTGAAGGTTACGTCGATCTGCGTTACAGTCGGATCGAAGACCGAGACGATGAAGTTGGTCTCGCGGAGACCGTCGAGGTAGGTCTGAAGCTGAGTCTTGATCCCGGAGGCAATCGGAACGCCAGCGGCATCGACTGCTGCGATTCCGACGTATCGCTCGTTGTTCATGGTATTGGCGACCGGATTGTAGCCATCGAGTGCGACGGCGCGAGCTACGCCGGCAATGTCGAGCGCCGCCAAAGCGTAGTCCGAAGCCAGGACAGGCCTCTGCGAGAGACGCTGGAGCTTGTTCGCGAGTCGGTCGTTGTACTCACTCGATAGCTCCGCGTCCTGACTCCCGGACGTCAGACCTGTGAGCACGACCGAGGAGATGTAGGAGAGTGTGTCGATCAGAGTCGCCACATATCCTACTCCTCCCAATCCGGACAAAACCGCTCCGGTCTCGACTGAGGTGAGCGTCACCGCTCCAGCCGCTGTCGCTGTTGATCCGACCGGGATCACTATGTCCAGCGTCGTCTGGAATGCATGATCTTGCCCGACAGCGTCTCGGATCGAGACCATCGTACCGGCCGGGATCGTATAGCCGATGTTGTTGATCATCGTCCAAGTCGAGCCGACGACGGCGGAAGTAGCGTCCAGCGGCGGGATGCCAGCAAGCTTGGCCCCGAAGTATTTGAAGATCGTATCCGGAACGTCAGCCGCAAGGCCGAGAAGATCGGACGCCTGCGATGCAGTGATCTGCATGATCCAGACATCGAGGTTCGCGTCGTTCTCGTTCCAGCTCGGCACCTTCGTCTTGAGGAAGGCGTACGCGCTGTTCAACAGATCAGTTGGATCCGACGTAATTGGGTACGAAACATACCCTCCTGATGTACTCATACGCCTCCCTTCGATACGATTGAGACTCCAACGTTGATATGATCGATCATTCTATCGCTTGAGTCCCGACGCTCATTGACAACGATCCCGGCGCGCGGCTCCTGCGCACTGATCAGGTTATTGATATCGTCCTCACCAATCGGCTGTCTTCTCATCGCGAAGTCTTGCACGCCGAAAGCCGGAACCTCATCCCGCCAGCCGACATGAGTGAGGAAGATAGCGACGACGCAGTTGGCTACATCCTCTATGCTATCTTGCTCGACAACCGTAGCTCCGTCTCGCCCGAGCTGGAACGGCAGATCGAAGTGCGGAACGTCTACATCAGCCATCGAGATCCCCTCTCATGTCGAGACCCGCGTCACGGTGAGCGTCGCCGCCTGCCCCTCCCCTGCGGCGGTCGAGGCACCCGCAGCGGTGGAGTAGAGCCACGCCAGCACGAAGTCACCCGGTTGACACTGATAGAGCGCGGTCATCGTCGGGATACGGGCGTCGGTGCCCACCGCGACCGGCCCGAACTGAACGCGCCCATTCGGGTCGCCACCGGTCGGTGTGCCGTACGAGCCAGCGGTCTTCGTGAACAAGCCGTACAAGCTAGTAGCCGCACCTGAGACGGCCGAGTGAGCTACGAACAAATACGTGCCCGCCTGACGACATAGCCAGTAGCCGGGAGACTGCCATGCAGTCGGGTCAGGAGTCGCGACGTCAGCCACGCCATAGATGAGCGCGTTCCAGCCCGCCCCTAGTGCCTGCGTCCCGTTCGTGTGGAACTTCGCGAACGGCTGCGCCCCTACGTCGGCCGACGTGATCGCAGACCAGACTACGGAGCCGCTGACGCCCTTGAGCCATTGCCCGTTGACGACTTTGGGGTTCTGCCCTCTCGGCCACCAGGTAACTACCCAAGGCTGACGGTTGTTGTCGAAGATGACAACACAGTCGTCTCCCACCGCCGGCAACGTAACGTTATCGCGGGACTGCCAGTTGACATTATTGAAAAGTAGATCCGGGTGAATGTCGGGAACGGTGACGCCGATCAGGTCCGACAGCAGGGTCGGAGCGCGAGAGACCTTGCCGTGATAGACCTGCCCGAACGGATTGGCAGGCTGTCTGGTATCGAGTTCGACTTGACTCATAGCGGCAAGTAGCTCCGGACTGCGCTATACGGACGGTAGTTGTCAGGGATGATATGGACGCCATCCTCCGACCCCATACTGACGCACTGGCCGCCGCCGATAGAGACGGTCACATGCGAGAAGGTCGGCGCAGCTCCGTAGAAGATCAAGTCTCCCGGAGAGGGAACGTTGACAGGCAATCCGTGAGCGGCGAGCGTCTCGGTATACCCCTGACCGTTGTAATCATTCCCGTTCGGATCCTTGCAACCTGCCTCCTTGTAACAGAGAGTCGCGAAGGCCGAGCAGTCGATTGCGTTGTGCGCATCTGCGCTCCAAAGAGAGTCGGGGATCGGCCGCGATGCCCCTCCCGCGCCACCCTCGTCCGAGGGGTAGTGATAATGAGAGGTCTTCTCGACTTCAACAGCTTGTTTCGCTACCTGTACGACCGCCTGCCGCGAGCCGTCTGTCCCTATCGCACCGCCGAACTGAGCCTGATCCGAAGAGGCTGTCATCGGATCAGAATGATTGCCAGTAGCCCAAGTCGGCGGCTGCTGGCTCTCGGTCGTCGGCTCCTTGAGCTTGGGCTGGGGTTTCGAAAGGTTGATATCGGCATTGTCGCTGAAGAGACTCCGCGCGAACGTGTTCACGATCCAGCGACCGTCGAGCGGCCCCATCTCCTGAAGAACGACGATGGCCCCGGGAGGCGCGAGCCAGAGACCGACCATTGCGGGGATGTCTACGGTCGCGGCCTTCTTGCCGATGTCGTAGTCGAAGCCGATCCCCATGACGCCCTTGGTGCTCTCGGTGATGGTAGTTACCGGCTGCATCTTGAAGAGATCGTCGTCAGTCAGGAAGTAGAACACCCCGCTGATGAAGAACGCACGCCAGCCCACCTCATCCGCGAGTCGCTTGATGCAGGTCCAGCTATCCTCTCTCTTCCAGACTCCACCAGCCACGGGAGGGAGACCTCTCCAATAGTAGTAGCCGCTATCGACCCCGGCCCAGTCCTGCGCCATATTGTTCGCCGTAGCGCTGTCTCCCGTAGTACCAGCATCCCCGCCCGCTCCCGGAGGCAAGCCGTAGGCACTGACGATCTTCTCGGCCTCGTCGCGATGCTGGCCGTAGAGATCGGGATGGCCGCTGCGCTGAACGTCCTGGCAAAGATCGTTATAGCTCGTGTACGATCCCACCTTCGCTTCCAAGGGGATCAAGATCTTGAAGAAAGAGCGGGACGCCGTTACCGGATCATGACGGTCGGCGTAGCTTCCCCAGCCCGTATCAATCTGCTGGAAGAGACCGACGCTCGTCCCATCGCCGCCCGTGAGGTTGTGCAGAGTCGATTCCTGGATCGCAGTCATAATAGCGCAGACGAGGCAGGTGCGGTTCGCCGGGGTCGGGCTCATCCCGAGGCCAGCGGAGATGATCATATTCGCATTGTTAATCTGATCATTCGCGATCCGATCTCCCTTGACCGTGATCAAAGCTGAAGAGGGCAGCTGGCGCTCGGCCGCTTTCTCCGGGACATGGCTATTGATGTCGGGCGGGATTCCGCCATCTCCGTTCGTTGAGTTAGCGCCCTTGATCGTAAACATGTTTGAGGTCGAGTCGGTCGCCTTCGCGATCTCCTGTACCTGACGCAGATGCGGCATAACGACCGGGATCTTGAACTCCTTGACCTCCCGGATCAGGTTGAGGATGAACTCGGCGCGCGTCGTCTTATCGCGGTTCGCAAACTTGACTCCGTTGTGGGGAGCACCCTTCTTCGGATAGGATCGCAACACTGCGATCTCGCGCTGCTCGAATGTCAGCTTCAAGATATCGCTGCCCGCGTCCCGCGAGACTTTGACGAGCCGGAACCAGAGACCGTCGATCTCGATATCGAGTCTCGTGTTGATCGCCCCGGAGCGTAGTAGAGAGCGGTCGTAGTCATTCAGATCGACATCGACCGAGCTAGCTCCGTCAATCGTTCTGTTGACGTTGATGTCAATTACCCGGTCGGTCGAGTCGAAGATGATCGCGCTCTTCAGATAGACGTTGAGCTTCTCAAGATCGAGATCCTTCCCCATCATCTCTCTCTGGACCTGCGTAGGATCGAGCTGCGACAGTTCCAGCTTCTTGATTGCTGTGAGAGCGGTGGTGGACGGCACTAGGGGATCCTCAGACTCTTCTTGAGCGGAAGCTTGTTCGGATCGCGGACGCTCGGATTGGCCTTTTGGATATCCTTCCAGCGACTACCGTCCCCGTACATCGACTTGGCGATGCTGCGAAGAGTCTCACCCTTGCGGAAGACGGTATACGAGTTGGGCAACGACTTGGTGACGGTAATCTGGAGCCGCTCGACCGCCTGATATTGAATGAGGTGAACTAAAGCGTCCTGACGCAGACGGTAGAACTGACCACGGTCGGTCTGCTGCCAATAAACGTCATCGCCCCAGTCAATCGCGTTGATCACCCAGGTCGCTCCCCCGACCGGAAGCGCGCCACTGATCGTGACCGTGGGAGGCGGATCGTAGTCCATTCCTATTGCCATCTTGTTGAGCGTTCGAATGTCGGTCTCGACGCTGTTGCCGTCGTGCCATCCGTCGAAGAGAACCGGTACATCCATCTGATACGGCTCGCGTCCGGCCCATTGCGTGATCGAAGTCCGGCGCGGACGGGCTACCATGCTCCAGCCGCCGAGGCCGCCAACGATCTTCGGCGGACCATCTCCACGTAGAACCTTGACCTGCGCTCCGTCGCTCGACTTGAAGGTGTAGAAGTATTTGTTCGGCGGGGTCATCTTCTCGCCCCCTGATTCTGTCTATGCTTCGCTGAACTCTCTGCAACCTTCTTCCCGTCGATATGAACGTTACTGTGAACGGTCACATTGAAGGGCTGCGAACTCGCCTTGCCCGCAGCGACGCTCGACGCAAACTGATTCGCTCCCATGACGGGGAGCGCGCCGCCTCCAGCGGCAGCAGGGGCGGTCGCCCAAGGCTTCTGCCCGACCCACAGCGGGGAGATCGCTTGTTCCCCAACCCAGGCCGCAGCATGACCAATAGCTTGGAGCCATCCTGGCGCATGGAGTTTCCCGATCCAGTGCGCAAGATCCTTGATGTAATGTATGGCCGACTTGAAGAGTTTCACGATAGTGATCGCCGCTGCGATGAGGGGCAAGAACGGGCCGACCAAGATCTGCCAGTTCGTTTTGGCCCAGGAGGCGATATCCTTGATGACGTGGTATACCTTCTGGACCCATTCCCAGACGAGTTTCCAGTGCTTCGCGACGACGAAGGCGATAGCGGCAATTGGCCCGAAGATTATCAGAAGGGCGAGGGCGGTGAGCTTCCACTGCTTCCAGAGGAACTTCGCCGTTTCGTTGACGAGGTTGTGGAACCACTTCCACTTGAAGTAGAGGATGACGATCCCGGCGATGAGTAGGACTACCGCGGTAATGATAAGACCTATGGGGTTGCCCACCGCTAGACCCCACATCGTCGAGATTAGACCGTCCATTGCGATGGCAGACAAAAGCGTCGCGATCCGCAATCGGAGAAAGGCAAGACTTTCACGATTGATCACCCATGTCAAGAACTGGGACATCCTAGCTAGACCCAACTTTGAGTTCGTAAGGAACTTGTCGGCTCCCTTGTTCATGTCTTTCCAGAACGTGTTGATCTTAACTGATACTGTCTCCAAGATCCACATGCTGGTCATGAATCCAACGGCGGCAGCGAGGAGCCAGTTGATCCCCTTCAACTTGTCCATCACCCAAAGGATCAGACGCAAGGGAGGAAGCAAAAGGTGGTCGATGATCATAGCGAAGATGTAGAAGGCCGGAAGAACGACGGTCGTTACGATCCCGCCCAGGACCTTGAAAGACGATATCAAAACAGTGATGATATCGAGGAACGGCTTGACCTTTGGATAGTTCTTTCCCAAAACGTCGAAGACCTGTCCAATCGAGATCTGGTTCTTGTTGTTCTTCGCTATTGCCCCTATCTGCGAGAAGGTCTTGTTGAGACTCGGGAGGACTCCACCCCTCGCCTGATTGAAGAGCGAGGAGGTCATAGCTCCCATAACCTGCGCTAGGTTATCATGCAGAGTAGAGATCTGACCGGCGAACGTCTTCGCCTGAACCGCGCTCATTCCGCCGAACCGTTCCTGCATGCCGCGCATAAGAGCCGGGATCCCGATGTCGGCCGGGATCCCGAGCGCGCCGACCTTTGACAGGTCCTTGCGCGTAACTCCGTACTGCTTGAGCTGCTTGAGGAGAATATCGATGACGGGGATTCCCTGCTGCTCCAGCTGAAGCATGTCCTGTCCGAGCAGACGACCGCTCGCGCGGATCTGCCCGAAGACCAAGACCATTCTCTCGATCTGGGAACCACCGCCACCGAAGGCGGCGACTGTATCGCCAATCGTCTTCAGGTACTTGTTCGTGTCCTGGAGGGTATAACCGAATGCCAGGAAGCGCCGCGCCGCATCCGTCACATTGGTGAATTCAAACGGGGTGTACTTGGCGAGGTTGTAGAGGTAATCCAGTTCCTTCGTCGCTGCCTCGGTCGATCCCAAGAACTGCTTGAAGGCGACGGTGTTCGTCTCCATCGAAGCATTGAACTTGAATCCCATCACAACCGCCGCTGCGCCAAGGCTGGTCAAAGCGAGCGTCCCGGCGTAGGCGTAGCGGCGCATAGTGAAGAGAGCCTGGTTCATCAAGAAGCTCCGCTTGGTACTCTCTTCCGCTGCTCCCCCGTATCTAGAGACGGCAGCATGAAGCCTATCGACCGCGCCCCGCGTTGCGTCCAGACCGGCTTGGACCGGACGCTCGCCTGTCAGGGCTAGACGGATCTCAGAGAGAAACGCCATCTACTTCGTTGCCTCTCCTAGTTTTTTGATGACTTTGATCGCGAGATCCTCGTTGAGTGTGAGCAGCAGGTTCTGGTATTCGCGGGCTATCGCTTGCATCTGCGATCTCTTCTCCGAGTTGTTCTCCTCCAGATACTTGAATGGATCTTGTCCGGAGAGAGCGATTTGGGCTGCTGCTTTAATCTCATCTGGGACCCCTACAGTATTTCCCCCAAGAACTCTTCGTCCACCTTGATCCCCGTGTTCCCCATCCAGCGGTTGAGCATGATCCCGTACTGTCCGATGGCGAACTCATTCCCACCGAACACCCAGTACACCGCGGCCCGCGCGTACGAATCCTCGCCCGCCACCCGCCAACCGAGGTACTGAGCGAACTGACCCCAGTTGGTGACACGAGCGTCCCCGTCGAGATCGTTGAGGATCTCCGTCGGCTCTTCCACCTCGATCTGGTGATAGAAGCCGACGGTCGAGGTGATGATCGTGTCGAGCAGAATGCGCATGTTCCGCTCGCCACGATCTCGCGTCTCGTTCAGGATCCTGCGCCCGATGTCCTCCACCTCAGTTCGGTCTACGAGCCGGTGCTGCACTTGCACTCCGTACTTCTCGTACCCGGTCAAAGGCAACATGACCGTTTTCGATTCTGCGATCTCCGTCCGGCGCTCGCGCAGTTGATCGGCGAGGGTCGGAGGCTTCACAGACTCATCCTCGGTGATCTCGTGAATGAGAGTCGGCTGGTCGAATGGTTCCATTTTGCTCCCTCCTCTTCCTACTAGGTGCTGGTCGGCGGGGCGTCGATGGTGCAGACGAGTGTGATCATCCCCGGATCGCTCGTGCTCTCGGAGTTGTGCTCCGGAAGCGTCACGGTCTTGAGAGTCCCCGTCCAGACAATCGGACGCCCGTGGTGCTTCTTGTAACGGTCCATCGGCGTGGCCGAGATGATGACCCGCGAGACGCCGGCAGCATCGATCAGCTGCTGGATCCCCGGGTTGGCCTGGTAGCCGTCGTGATCACGGCCGAGCCGGTAGTTGCGCGAGAGCGTCAACTGGCCGGGAGTCTTCCGGCCTCCGAGCGAGTATGAAGGTGCCATACCGCCTGGATAGTAGATCCGCTCCTCTGAGTCGATCTCCCCGCCCGTTCTGGTGTCCCAGACCTCGTAGTGGATGTAATCGCCGGGACTGTTCGGATTCTCGACCTGGAGCGTAACGAACCAGGTGTCGAGACGAGTGCCTTGGATATTTGCGCTCATCTAACTCATGCCTCCGTGATCGCCTTTTTGTAGATCTCGATCTGGACCATCTCGGCGAACTCACTCATCTTGACGTTCAAGACGGCGTGCAGTTCGTGCCGCGAGATGGTGGTCGGGGTATTGACCTGCGAGCCGGTGTCCACGAAAAAGGCTTCCGTGGCTGACGCCCCGTAGAGGTCGCCGTTGTTGTAGTAGGTCTGCAGGAGTCCGGAGAGCGCACCGTTGAACGAGCTGATTGTTCTCCCCTGCCCGTCGATCTTGTCGAACACGAACCCTTCCGCGATGTTCTGCGCGTTCGCGGAGATGCTCACGTAGAGACGACCACAGCCGAAGTTGACCCAGTCCGGCTCTGCGTTCGGATCCACGAGAGACCGCCAGCCGTAGTTCCTGAACGCTCCGTACAGCTGACGGATGACGTTGACGCAGGCGACGTTGAGCTGACCACGGATGGTATCGCTCACACCTGGCTGCGAGAGAGCGGCGGTGTAGGAAGAGACACCAGCGTCCCCCGCTGCCGCCTGATCAGTTCCGATCCCGGCCGAGTCGTTGCGCGCGAGCAGGCCGGCAATCAGAGCTGACGGAGGAACCGAGCGAGTCGATCCGGAGACAATGCCCGGGACGATCAGCCACGGCCAGAACATCGCCGCGAACTTCTGTGATCCCGTCCGTGCCCCTACGGCGCTCGCAGTCAGCGTTGCGACGGTCGAGGTATCCGGAGCATCGAGAAGTGCGACGCGCCGATGAGAACCAGCGTGATCGACCAACTGCTGATGCCCCACGTCGGTCGTCCGGCCCGGGGCCGAGACCTGGCCAGGACCGAGATCGCTCGTCAGAGCATTGAGCGCCGTCAGCCACTGAGCATCGACGATGTTCGCCTTGTCGTCGTTTCCGCCGGTCAGAGCAGAGGCGGCGACGGTGGCCGGATCGTTGAGAGAGACTCCGAGAGCTGTTCGGATGTAGGCGGATCCCTGCGCCCAGAGAACCGCCGCGTTGTTGTCGACGAGATCCGGGCTGGTCTCGACCTCGGTGTTGTTCACGTCCTGAACGAAGAGCACGAACGTGCCGCCCGCGCCGCCTGCCCGGACGCCAACCTTGATGTTGTTGCCACTCGCTCCCGGCCCGAGTGCTGTGACCGAGAGGGCGATTGCTGCACCCGCGTCGAGCAGGTTGCGGGAGGCGGTGACGGCCGCAGGGCCGACCACGCGAGCGACGTAGGCCGATGCCCCGCCCTCGCGGAAGTAGGTATCCAGGGCATCGTACAGGACGCTGTACGAGACGCGCGGCCCGAAGATACGGGTGAAGTCGGACATGTTCTGAACGAGGGTCGGGACCACCGGCCCTGAGTCCGCGAGACCGGCGACGAACCAGACGCCGGTATCGGTCGGCGCGCTGCGAGTCGGCGGCGTGGTTCGCAGCGAGATGTTGACGCCAGGACGAACGAGTACTGTACTCATTTGTCGTCCTCCTTCTTCGTTGAGGCTTTAGTGGCCTGAGGATTGACTGAATCGACTTCGATCAACCAGCCCTCATCCACCAATCGCTGGTCGTGACCCGTTGTCTCATCCAGATCGATGAAGTCGCCCGGACCGAGCGGCGTGCCGGCCTCCAGCACAGTGGCATGAGGACCGATGAACCGGTAGGAAGTTGAACCCGTGGGCTTTGGCACTATCCCTCCTCCATTCGTTCGATATCGACGAACACCTTCTGGACATCTGGCCAAACTGATCCCGGCTGAGTATCCTGGTCGGGACCGTCCGGAGAAGCTGGACCGGCTCCCTTGGTGACGATGTTCTCTACCCGGACACGACAGATTACTTGAGCCGCTCTCATAGTCCGAGACTGCTCCGTGTCGGGGACATCCTCGTAACTCTCATTGAGGACATTGATCCCGCTGAACTCCCAACTGTCGTCCAGGTAGCTCTTCTGCTCCAAGATCGCCCGGGCAGCCGCACCGTAGATCTTGGCGAGACGCTCTGAGTTCTCTTCCGTGTTCGCGGCGGCTATCACGCCAACTCCGAGCGCCCACCAGCCGCCTACTACTCCATCCCCGCTCGCCGTCGGCGGCGCGGCCATCCCAGGGCAGACCGCTACAACTATGGGGATCTGCTCGTCGGGGAAGGAGTCGAACCGCCAACGCTCGACATACGTACGAGGCGGCGGGATCTTTCTGACCGGGTAACCTCGTTGAAGCTCGATCTCGTGCAGGTAGGTCGGGAACCAACTTTTCAGAGTTGCCAAGACGGCTCGCGTGAGAACGCTGCCGTCAAAGATGGGTCCGAAGATGCTGTCGGTCATTCGACACTCATCGCGCGCTCCAGGTATCCCTCGCAGATTGCTACCCAACGCAGGCGGTCGCTCGTCAATAGTTGAGTGTAGTCGCGCTTGGGCATATGCTCGCCGCCGGTCACGTGAATGTCGGCGTACGAAAGCTCGGACGAGAGGCTGACGTAATGATCGGTGACTTCCAGGCGCTGATTGGAATCCCCACGCTGCGTCATCGAGTCGTAGAGCGCGCCAGTCGCGATCAGGATGAACGGCTCCTGGCCCTTCCTCGCCTTCTCGTTGATGGTGTTCTTGTCGAGGAACTTCCAACTACCACCGCCGCGCCGACCCTGACTATTGAAGTTCTGCTGAATCGCGTACATCATATCGTCCGCGACCTCTTCCAGAGCGGGCTGCATGTTGCCGACCGCTAACGCACCTCGGAAGAGTTGGCGATTGACCCTCTCGGTTCCGAAGATCTTGACTTCAAGAAATCTGGGAGCAGCGGCGGACACTACCAGGGTCTCCAGTACATATTGTCGTCAGGCGGGAAGCCGTAGGACGGCATAGTTCCTGCGCCCGCGAGCGCGTCGGTCGGACTCTGCCCGGACTCTTCGGCTGCAATTGCTTGCGCCAAAGTCTTGATCTTCTCATCGAACAGGACTTTCAGCTGAGCGTAGATCGAACGCTGCTGGGCGACCTCATTCCCGTAAAACGACAACTCGATGTACATCATCGCTCGGAGAGACGTGACGTCCTGCGCCTCCTGGATCAGGTCCTCGGGAACGTCGGTCCCAATCATCGGCCGGACATTATTGACCGCCTTATTGATACACATCCGCGCCTGATCATCAGTCGGAACCGTGTTATCGTTGAAGGTGTTCTGCAGAGTCCCGTTCGTATCCCGGGTGCGGATCAAGTTGACGGCCGCGACATCGGTGAGGGTCGGGACCCACTCGATAGCCTCGCCGTTGAAGGTCGGTACCGTCTCCACGATGTTGTTATTGGAGTCAGCGAACGAGACCTTGTACCAACCGTGGTCGAGCGTAGCCTGGTCGGTAGTGAACGAACGAGAGATTGGGTCAGAGGGATCGGCGTCGATGGGGACCATCGCCTGGGTGTCAATCAGATCCCAGGGACCGGTGTCAGCTGCGCTCTCCTCGATCAGGATGGTTGTCCAAGGTACGTCATCGAACCTTGGGACCGGTGTGTAGTCTGTGAACGAAACTACTGTCATTTGAGGATCCTTCCTGTGGCAGGGGACTCACGATCTCCCCTGGCCATCCCGACAATCTTCCCGTCTCGCCAAAGAGTTGGGGAGCTGACTTCTCCCCTCGCCATCCCGAGTATAGACCCTGCCGGGATGGAAGGAAAGATGGACAAAGGAGGCCAGCGAGTCTCATCGTCGCTCGCGTAACCAAGGTCGCTATCGTTGATCGCCGCGCGAAGCGTCTCTAGATCAAGACCAGCCCCGCTGTCGCCGGTCGAAAACGCCTGGCCGGTGACAATCTCGGTTGCCGTGCCGCTGTCGAGCGCGAAGATTCGTACAACGACCGAGCCGCTGGAAGTCTCGATCCCGGCGTCGAAAGTAGATATCCGCGCCAATATCGAGGCAGATTCGATCCCTGTCCCGAGATCGGACCCTTGAGTCAGGAAGAGAAGCGAGGCCGACTCAACGGCGACACCGTTATGATCAACCGACGTGACCAGGACGAGAACAAACGCGCCCTCCACGGCCGACCCAGAATCGGATCCGGAGACCGCCGCGCCTTGACCGGTCGCCGCACTCTCGCTGTCTGTCCCCGAGTCGGTCGCCGTTAGCTTGACGCTGACGCTCGTACTCTCGCTGCTGGTTCCCGCATCGATCGTCAGGACCGGGACGGCAGGCGCAGCCGTCTCGGTCGTCGTCCCGTTCAAGTCGGTCGCCGCTACCTTGACGATGAGAGATGCGAGGTCGGATCCCGTCCCTGTGTCGAAGCCGGGGAGAGAGCCTGCGGGAGCTAGCGCAAACTCGGTAGTCGGCCCGGAGACCTCCGAAGACGTGAGGAAGGCTCGTACAACAGGAGATTCCGTGACGGGCAGGTTCGTATCGGAGGACGAGACTAGCCCGCCAGCCGCTAGGCTCTGAGACTCGGAACCGAGGCCGGCATCCGAGGAAGAGACTGCGACCTTGAGAGTTGCGGAGTCGCTACCGCTGCCGGAGTCGCTCGCCGAGATCGCGTTGCTCGTATTGACGGTGGCGGTCTCGCTCGCCCCTCCGGAGACGAGCCCCATACCAACGTTGTAGTGATTGAGGATCTCTGCGGGCGCGAGGGCACGTTGGTAAAACGCAGTCTCGTCAATTACTCCTACGAAGTTCTGGGTGCCACCCGCGTAGGAACCGATCTCAAAATAGTTGGTCGGACTTGGGATAGACGGGTTCTGATGAACCTTCGTATCCGCAAGGATCCCATCCACATAGAAGCGCCAGGTGTAAACACCGGCTGCGAACTCATATGTAGCAACGAGATGGTGCCAGACGTTGAGGGTCGGAGCTACCGTCGAGGTCAGATAGGTGGGTGAGTCATCATGCGCAACTCCGTAGTTCCCGGTTGACGAGAAAAAGTCGGCCCAGATCATCATCTTGAGGTCGTTGCCAATGGTATTACGCCAAGCGCCGACGATCCCGTAGTCTTTCAGACCCACATCGCCCGAGGATGTCAGCTTGTGCCACGCCTCAAAGGTGAAGTTCTGATTGAACGTCCAAGCGACCGGGAGATTGGTTAGAGCTACCGAGTCGCCACCCGTTCCTCCTATCGCTGTGCTCCCTTGCCCGCCGGGGATCCCCGCCTGTCCGAGAGTTGGGCCTCCATGACTACCGACAAAGGTACCGCTGTATCCGCTGATCTCTTCAGCGGCACTCGTTCCCGAGGACTCACCCAAGCGATAGTAGGCGTATGGCCCGCCACCGACAATTGTGTCGTGGTACGATACCCCCGCCATTCCGTCGGCTACGGCAAGAACCGCCTTCACCGTCGCAGTCTCAGAACCTGAGCCCGAGTCCGATCCGCTGATCGGGACGACTCCCTGGACTGCCGTCCCGACTTCGGTCACAGTCCCGTTGACATCAGCGGTAGAGACGACGCCCTTGACTGATTGCGCTTCGGTCGCCGTCCCAGTCGCATCCGAGGTCGAGATCGAAACAACGACCGACTGCGCCTCAGTCGTCGTTCCATTCGTGTCGGTTGCTGAGACCGCCTGAACTATATTGACGGATTGAGACTCGGTTGTCGTTCCGTTCGTATCCGTCGAGGCAACCAGGGTATTTGGCGTCGCAGCCTCGGTCGTCGTCCCGTTCAAGTCGGAGGCCGACAGTTGCGTGACTAGTGTAGCTAGCTCAATCTCCGGACCAGTCGGGTCGGTCCCGACCAATTGAGCAACGAAGGACGCACTCTCGGTCGTCGCTCCATTCGCATCCGTACTCGATATCGGAATGGGAGCTAGAGGCCCGCCGCGAAGGTTGTCCCAGCGCTGCGTTGTATCGGTGAAGACTGTGCCGAAAGCGCCAGCTCCGAAAGTGCCCGCTACGCCGAAACTCATAATCAACGTGAATGGTCCGCCAGTAGTTGACTTGAAGAAAGAGACAGTTGTCCCTCTCTTCGAGATGAGATACGTCTCACCAGCTTGGATCGCGGCACTGGCTGCGCTTCCTGCTGGAGAACCGCTACCTGCGGTGTAGGAGGTCGCGTACCAAGTACCGGCATTGTATCCAATAGCGATGCCGTTCCAAGTGCCCTGATCGTAGTTACTCAAGCAGACGTAGAAGTTCGCTCCCGCACCGCCACCCGGCGCAACTACGCAGTCCCAGGTCATATCGAAGTCTGACTGCATGAGTAGAAGCGAGGCGCAACTGGCGTTGGCGGCGAGGACCCCGGCCTGGTTCCCAATGACAGCGGAGTTAGTAGCCGGGGTGGTATTTCCGATCCCGTGACCCGTCCAGATTGCCGCGCCCGCGCCCGCGTAGATCGCGCCATTCGCCCGATTGAAGTCATCGATCAGAGTAAGGGGAGCAACCGCAACAGAGGCAGATTCGGTCGTCGTCCCGTTCGCATCGGTCGCTGAAATTGGAGTCGAGGGAGTGAATGAAGAAGTTACGACTCCAGTACCGGCGGCTGCTTGCCCCGTTCGCAGAACAACATCGGCCGAGGTGCTACCTGATTGCGTTGTAATTTCCCAAGCGACCACGAAGAAGAGGTACTCATTGTTCAGAGTGATCGCGCCCGGAACCCAAGTGACGGTAGAAACTACATCTACGGTCGTGGAGAGAGTCCCGGTAGTTGAGCCAACCTGCGTACCTGATGTCAGCTCTACCGCGTTCGACCCATCCGCGGCCGATCCCTTGTAGACACGGACGCGCGCTCGTCCTGCCTGCGCAGAGAGGGTGACGGCTCTGACTGCAAATGAAAGAATCCATGCCCCCGCTACGAACCCTCCGTTCAGAACGGCAGGAGTCTTGAATGCATTAGCGGTCGTACCGATCAGAATTGCCGACGGCTTGCCTGACGCCGTCGCAAAAGAAGTCGCGAGCTGCTTGGTGCCCGCATCGAAGTCCGAAGCGTTGCCAGCTGCGGTCTTGGCTACAGTCCAGCCGTCCGTACGAGAAGCCGCTGTCTGATCGACTCCATCGGCCAGAGCGGCAAAGTTTCCATCAGCCCCAGATCCCAGCAGATACTGCTTCGGAGTTTTGAGAGCGGCGGTAGCTGTCTCAGTTGTTACTCCGTTCGTATCCGAATCCGAAACAAAGATGCCCTCGAAAATCTCAAATGTACCTGCACGTTCCTGAGCACTAGTTGCCATAGTTACCGTGTCGGCAACTGGTTGCACGGTTATGGCAAAGCGATAGTGCAGTGTCACAAGACCATTCGGAGCCGCAGGTTCAACACCCGCGCTTGTCCATCCAGTCGGAGGATTGCCCATATTGGCATCCAACGAAGCGCGAGCACCAAGTCGTAGACCTAGAGAAGTTCCATTGAGCTTTCCAAATGGGGCTGCACCAGCCGGGTAGACAATACTAGCAGCAACAGCCTGTTGACCACCGCCTCCAGCACCCTTAAGAAATGAATTCCCCGCTGCTGGACGGAATACCGCAGCTATCATCTCCGTCGCGTTGCTCCAGGTTCCAGTAGTATGATTCGATGCAGTAGCATATGCAATATAGCACGAATAGCAAACTCCACTACCTCCGGCACCACTAAGATTCACGAAAGTGGGAACTGTTCCGCCAGCAGCAGGTGGCGTTGGTACAGTAGTAGGACCGCGCGAAACAATTACAATCAAATCACCCGGCTGATGAGTAGGGATAGCGACGCTAGTAGCCGACGCAGAGATTTCACCAATGAAGGTTGCCATTAGGCGATCTTCTCAAACTTGTAGGTACAGCTCGGCTTATCCGCGATCTGCAGGGGATGCGATGGCCAGACGTTGCATCCATTCAGGTAATACGAGTTCAAACGATCGGTGCAGACGTAGCGCCCGCCCGCGAGAGCCAAGAGGGGACAAGCTCCGGGGATCGGAGCCTCTCCCATCTCGCCCTGAAAGGGATCGCCCCAGCAACACTCTCCGCAGCGACAGCACTCGCCCGTACGGACGTAGGTTCCATCGTTCTCATAGGAGAATGTCTCGCTCATATTAGTTAGGCGCTGCGCCGCCCCTTGCGGATGGGACGGCGCAGCCTGACCTCAGGAGAGCGTCACCTGAGCTGTCAGCGTCCATGTACCGGACGCCTTCGTGCCGAGAGCCGCGACCTTCCGGTTGAGGTTCACCGTTCCCGATGTGAACCCACCACCCGACACTGTCGTAGCGCCCGCCGCGATTGACCACTCGGCCCAGACGTAGTTCGCCTCGGAGGTAATGAAGTCCGAGGCAAACGAGACCGTCTGAGACGCGCGCGAGGGGAAGGTCGAGTTCATGATCTTGTAGAAGCGGTTAGTCGCAGCCTGAAGCTCCGTCTGCGTTGCCACTTCTGCCGTGACTGAGTCGCCTACCCCGAGATAGGCGTTGGTGGTACCCCAGGCATTCGCCGCTGTCTGGTTCGTCAGCGGCGTGGCGATCATGGTGAGGTCTTGCAACCTCTGGATCCCCTCGTTCACGAGAAGGTTGCCGACAACTTCGGCGCACTCCTCGGGAGGACCAACCAGCGCCCGCAAAAACGCTGAGGAGATCCCCGTCTTGATAGGAACGAGCTTTGCGACCTCGATCCCGTGTGAGATCGGAATCCGCCGCACGTCGATCCGTTCCAGCTTGCGCTGAGCGAACTTGACGGCTTCATCCGACCACTTCTCGCAGATCCAGAGGGTTGTTCCGTTATGCACTTGCGTCACCCCCTGCTGCCTCGTCGTCCGTTCCTACCAGCTCCCTTGACTCCGCCATTAGGCGAAGCTCATCGGGAACCGGCTCCCCGGCCTCCTCCATCTCAGCCACGAGGAACTTCGCCTGCTCGACGAGTCCCGCAACTGTAGGAGTGCCGGGTTCAACAGGACGGTGAGCCGGGTGCAGTTCGGCGTCGGGATCCTCCGAGAGCGCGCCGCCGTCGATCAACTTCGCAATCATCGACTCGGCTGACTCCTTGCCATCCCAATCGTCTTCCCCGATGGCTGATGTTCCCAGCTCGACCGACTCCGCAAAATCGGTATCGGGAATCATGTCACCCGGCTTGTAGCTACGTCCCGCCCCACCGTCCAGGAACGGAACATTGACGTACGTCAAGGCTTTGAGTTCAGCCATGACCTACTCCGATTCGATGATCGACGTGAGCCCTGCCTCGACGCCCTTGCGAGGCTCACCATCAGTTGCGATGTTCTCGGCCTGGAGCAGACGATGGGCGAAGTCCTTGTCGCCCTGCGCCAGTGCGACGGTCTCGTTCACCGTCAGCTCCTTGCCGTTCGGGTTGTCGCCCTTGATGTACTCCGCCAGCTCGTACTCACCGAGCGAGCTGACGTCGCCGGACGGGAGTGTTGCCGGCTCGTCCGGGTTGCCACCCGACTCGATCCGCTCCCGCTCATCGTCCGTGTAGAACGAATGAGATTCCTCGCCCTTCATCTGGGCGATGAGACCGATCTGTTCGAGGGTGACCTTCTCTCCTTCCAGAGCCTCCTGAGGCTCGACCACGATCATCCCGGAGGCGTCCTCGCGAGAGACCGTGTAGAGGAACCGGAGTGCACGGATGACACGAGTGTCACCCTGACCTGCGTACTCCTCCGGCACCTCATAGTCCTCCCCAGCCGTAGCGGTGGGGTCGGCGCCATGCAGTTCCTGTGCCATGTTCCCTCCTTACCCGGCGAGGTTGGTGAACTTCAGGACGGCGAACCGGTTGTCGCAGAACATGAGCGGACGGACGCTGCTCTGCGTCCAGAAACGCTCGGTCTCCTGCTCGTACCATTGCGTGGTCTGCAACGGCTGTTCGACGCGCATCTGGCCGACCTGGCCAGACTGTACGACGTAGGCGTTGCCGGCCGGTACGCGGTTCGTGACGAAGATCGACAGGCCCAACGACGAGAGCAAGTCGTTGAGGAATGGCCCGTAGATCCGGGCGAGCTGGAGGTACTCCTGCGGATTGAGGATCCACAGGTCGTACACGATCCCCAGTTCCTCGGTCTCTGCCTGCGCCTGCGCACGAGAGAAGTCGTACCCAGGCCAGAGGTTCGAGTTGCTGGCCGTGGAGCCCGCCGTGACGACGGTGCTCCAGTTGACGCCGGTGACGAGGCGGTTCGGGGAGGCCTGGACTGCTGCCTCCAGAACCTCGACGGCCCGCTGGTTCATCTTCCGCACGATGGTGTTCGCCATCATCCGGATGTTCCTCGTGAAGACCGCGATGTCGTTCCGGTCGCGAGCCTCGATGGTCGTGAAGAACTTGGCGCCCCACTTCTCGACCTCGGCAACCTTCGGTGCGCGCCGCGAGCTGGTGATGAGCGGGAACTCGTCACCCGGAGCGACCCGGCGGATGTCGCGGTCGGAGTAGAGATCGTTGGCCAGTAGCTCGTCGTACACCACTGCGCCACCGCTGACGCCTCCCGCCGACGTGAAGACACGATCAGCGAAGAACCTCTGAAGCGTGAGGTCCATCAGTGTTCGTGTTACTCGCGTCGGCGCGTTGAGCGCCAGATCGACGGTCATCGTCGTACCGCTGACTGTCGGCGGGCCGAGAGGATGCGCGATTGGACTCTGGAATGTCGAAGCCTCGATGGCTTCACGCGCCCGGATGATTCCGGGCTGCCCCGGGACCCAGACGATATCCCTGTCCAGGATGACTCTGTTTTTCATGTCTACCTCCTCTCAGCTGATCAGGAGCGCGACAGGACAGTCGGCTCCGATTCCGGCATCATCGCAGGCGTAGCCGATGGCCACGCCGGTCGTGACTGGACCGATGGTTCCATCGGCCTTGACCTCGACGGATGCCCCGGCAGTGACCGCCACGCTTGTCGTGATCGGGACGATCCCTTCGCGAGCGACTCCCACGAGCTTGTTGATCGCAGCGTCGTACTTGGCGACGCCGAAGATCATCTTGAGAGCGCCGCCGTTCGCACCTGCGGCCGACGGGATCGAGACGCGGTACGTGCCTCCACCGGCCGTCGTGGCGAGACCCTCGCCCTTCTCCGTTGCGAGCAGAGCAGCTGCGATCTGAACGCAACGCTTGCCCGTCACGGCACCTACTGCGAAACAGGTGACATCGTCACCAGGGCGATAGTAGGGGTAGAGATCGTTCGCCACGTATCAGCCCTCCTTCGCGTTGACGACCCGCCGGTCAGTTGCTGCCTGAGCACGGATGGTCTTGATCTCCGGGAACCAGTCCTCGGGCAGGCCCGTCACCTGTCCTTCGTCCCCGCTGCCCTCGCCGTCGCCCGCGCCGGAATTGCCACGGATGGTGACAGGCACTGTGCCCTTCTCCAGACCGTCGAGAACGGTCTTGGTCCCTTCGAAGTCGGCCTTGAGAGCCTTCCCCCAGTGCTCGCGGCGCGCGGGCGGGATCCGTCCGTCCATGACTGCCGCTTCGACGGTCTCGGTGATGCGATTGCCGACTCGCTCCTGCTCATGCGAGGCGGCGAGCGCAGCGCCGGTCTTCAGCTGCTCGAAGGTCTCGCGGTCGAGCGTGACGGTTGATTCGCCTTCCGGCTCGCCATCGCCCTCGCCCTCACCTTCGTCGTCGTCACCTGGCGGTGGCGGCGGCGGTGTCTCCACCGGCTTTGCCAGCTCCGTGCGAATCTGCTCTTCTGTCGCGTCCGCGGGCAGACCCAGACGGGCGGCGAGGCTGAGACGCAGTTCTTCGTCCATAGCCTCTCCTTCCTGGGTTGAGTTGTCGGGCGTTGTTTCTGCCCGGGTTGCATGGATGATCATGGCCGGATCCGCCATCTTCATCCCGGCGAGGACAGCCGAAGCCGCCGCCACCTTGTCGGGGTACTCCTCGGTGACGAGCACCGCATCCCCGAATTCAACGACCTCCCCATCGACCTTGACGGGGACGCGGCTGATCTCGCCGTTCCCCTCGTCTACGATGAGGTTGTAACCTTCGTCGGTGTCGTACCGCTCTCCCCGGATCCAAGAGGAGTCGTTGGCCTTGCCTGGACCCTCCTGGTAGAACTTGCGACGGATCGCGATCACGTCGAGCGAGGCTGCGATCTTGTCCACCTCTACGTGCTCCGGAGTCTCGCCGCCGTACCAAAGCGGTAGATCCTCCAGCGTCGTACATCCTGGCCAGCGCACTCCGAGAAGAGACACGTCGGTGACGATCATCCCGTACCGCTTGCCAGTGACGGTCTCGACATCGAGCTGCGCGTCAACGGAGCGGCTGGGATACGCGACTGGCAAAATCTTCGTCAACCACTCGGGCGTCCCGACGTAGTTGCCAACGATTGTCTGCTTGTTGTCGCTGAGTCGCATGTTCTCGACTCGGCCGAAAGCAGGCTCGTCCTCGCCAAGGAACAGCTCGTTGGCCTTCGACGTGTGGCCGAGCTTGATCCGGGGAGAGTTGATCGCCACGTCGCTCCCCGACGCGGCCTTGACTGCGTCCGCTAGCTCGGCCTCGGTGAACGTGTGCGGCCCGGTGCCAAGCCGATACTCGATCCCGGTCTCGCAGATCGGAACGTTGTCGATCCTCCAGAGACCGTCGTCGCCCTGGTAGGGGACGCTGATCTCTGGTCCAGATGCCCTGAGTAGACGCGGATCGCGTAGTAGCTTGAACCTCACGGGACCGGGTTACTCGCGCTCTTGTCCTTGGCGAGCTGGTCGTGGAGCATCTTGCCCTGCCCCCAGGCGTTGATGCGAACCTGGGCGTCGGTCAGACCGCCGACGTTCATCCCGGAAGCGACACCCTGCTGGCCGCTGAACGCACCCCTGAACTTCGGGTTGGCTGTGTCGATCCTATCCTTTGCCACTACCTACCTCCTTGTTGAAGGGACGGCGAC